TCTGGGTTCTCGAATCTCTCAAAATATTTTGTGTGTAGAATATCGTATTATTTTTTTCAGGGATTTTATTTTCTATTTTTTCATACAAATTTTATTTTAGTATTCGAGAACCTTGAACTATATTTTTTTGTAAAGTTTTATTTGTAGGATCATACACAATAATATATGAAATCTACCATTATCCATATATTATGCTAATCGAGAAATGAGTGGGATATCTATTTATCAGTTATATACCACGTAAGATCTATCGCGAGGTTTCGCGTAAGGTTTTGTGTGAGGTTTGGGGTGAGGTTTCGCGTAAGGTTTGGGGTGAGGTTTCGCGTAAGGTTTGGGGTGAGGTTTCGCGTAAGGTTTGGGGTGAGGTTTAGGGTGAGGTTTCGCGTAAGGTTTGGGGTGAGGTTGCGCGTAAGGTTGCGCGTAAGGTTTGGGGTGAGGTTGCGCGTAAGGTTTATAGCAAGGTTTATCGTGCGAGGCTTCTCAAACACTATCTGGGTTCTCGAATCTCTCAAAATATTTTATGTGTAGGAATACAACTTTTTTTTCAGGGATTTTATTTTCTATTTTTTTCATACAAATTTTATTTTAGTATTCGAGAACCTTGAACTATATTTTTATAGAGTTTATCTGCAGGATCATACACAATAATATATGAAATCTACCATTATCCATATATTATGCTAATCGAGAAATGAGTGGGATATCTATTTATCAGGTATATACCACGTAAGGTTTCACGCGAGGTTTATAGCAAGGTTTATAGTAAGGTTTCACGCGAGGTTTATAGCAAGGTTTATAGTAAGGTTTGGGGTGAGGTTGCGCGTAAGGTCTCACGTAAGGTTTGGGGTGAGGTTTCGCGTAAGGTTTTGTGTGAGGTTTTGTGTGAGGTTTTGTCTGAGGTTTCGCGTAAGGTCTCACGTAAGGTTTGGGGTGAGGTTTCGCGTAAGGTTTCGCGTAAGGTTTGGGGTGAGGTTGCGCGTAAGGTTTGGGGTGAGGTTGCGCGTAAGGTTTGGGGTGAGGTTTGGGGTGAGGTATCCATCAATCATCACGAAAGGTTTGGGATCAGGTTGCGCGAAAACATCGGAACACCTCACGCAAAACCTAACACAAACGCAACACACACGTATAATCTAGACTTGATACATCTATCATTAAAATAAATAAATTGGGAATCACACACGCGGACCTACTATCACACAAAAATATGTCACACAACAATATCGCACTTAAATATATTCTATTTATATTCATACCATTATTACAGTTACAACAATAGCTCATTCTTTTTTATTAAAATAGACTTTGATTCCATCGTGTCTGGTTCTTCCGCTGGTTCTTCCACTGGTTCTTCTATTGTTTCGTTATTGTCGTATTCATTGCTGTCCTCTTTATTTTTCAGGTTCTCCATATTTGGTGTATCTGGTGTGTCTTCTACGCGCTGAATTTCGATATTATTCTTTTTCAAATACTCTTCTTTGTCCAAAATACTATCCATCGTATTTTCGAAATTCTCATACGAAATTAGAAAATTGCCACCTTTATTTGAAATACTCATCGATATATTATAAAGGATATTATTGAAACAACTATATTTCTAAATTATTTGTGAGAACATCCATAAAAAATTGATTTAAAAAAACGAATTATACAATATACTATATATCTACTATATTGTATCAATCATGGTAAAGAATACTTCCGGTGGCAGCAAACATAAGTCTTATGCTCGTAAGAGAACAAATGATACACAAAATACCAGAATACGATTATCCACGTGCGATGACGAACAATACGCGTGTGTAACCAAGATGAATGGGAATAACTGTAATTTAACCACTGTCAAAGGTCTCGACCTGCTGGGACACATTCGAGGCAAGATGACGGGAAGAAATCGTAGAAGCTGCAACATATCCAAAGGAACTATCGTTCTTATTGGACTACGCGAATGGGAAAAAATACCGAAAAATTGTGATGTATTAGAAGTATACGGACCAGCAGAAGTGGAACAGTTGAAAATAATTCCGAAAGTTGAATTCAATAATCTAAGACCGATAATCGATTCCACCAATACGGTTTCCGCGGAATCATCTTCTATGAACAACGATATAGAGTTCACCACAAACGAAGAATTCATTGATAATACTCTTCACACCGTCGAAGAAGAAACATTCGTCGTCGATGAATCTGGAGAAGAAATCGATTTCGATGATATCTAACATTATACCAAATATTTTGGAGTGTAGTAGTTTTGTAGTTTTGTAGTTTTGTAGTTTTGTATAGTTTATTCTAATAATTGTAGTCGTACTTTCCTTTTGATATTGTCTTCACATTCAAATATGAATAATTTGAAATTATATGTATGATATTCATCCAAACTTTGTGTGTTATTCATCTGAAACAACATATTAAGCGCTTCAATAAACACCATATAACAGAACACGTTTTGATACTTATTTTTTTTATCAAACACGACACCGCTATATTCATTATGAAGTATATGAGGTTCCCGTTCAATCTTGTCCAGTATGGTGCAGTTATTTTGTATTTTCCGCGTCTCCTTCATAGTTTCATTTACATACGGTATTTTATACAACCATTTTTGACAAAATGTATCGGCACTTTCCGAAAGTTTTTCCTGCATTCCGAATTCTCTCCTCCCCAAGTGGGTCAAGAATAATATTTGATTCACAATATCCACAATTCTCCTTATCGGGCTGGTAATGTGGCAATAATTTGTCACATCCATTAGTGCGTGCAACAAACTATCATTAAACGATTCATAATTACTCGATACATTCTTCCAGTTTTTTATTACTCTTGACGAAGTTTCGGAAAATCCTTGCGGGATATCTCTCTCTCCTTTTACAGACAATGTCTTGTATATACCCACCCTATATTTAGACAAACAATCCCCACATATCATATTCATTTTCGTCATCCAATAAGCAACCAAATCATGACTATTCCGGATTGAATCGTCTAATTTGTGGGATACATCAAATAACATTTTATACGATTCATTCGCCAACAGGGATTCTTCCTCATAAACATAATTGGATTTTACAACAATCGATTTATTTCTAAATTCAAAGTTTCGTATCTTTCCAATATCCATATCGACAAAAGCATCCATCGTCATCACACACCGTTCCGTATTTTGGACCAAACTACAATAATTTTGAGAAAGGCTCGATGGAAGCATATGGCGAGGATGGTCGGGAAGATATATGGTGGAGGCTCTATTGGTTACGTGCTCCCATAGTTCCAAGTATTCCAGGACAACAGCAACATTAGCAATATGAACGGATATTTTATATATTTTGTTGGAAGTTTTCATTATGGAAAATGCGTCATCGAAATCAGTTGTATTCGGTGGATCGATTGTAAAAGCATAATCTGATGAAAAGTCTTGCACATTGTATTTACGTTTCATACGACGCGTGTCTATAGTATCGGCCATTTTGGTTGATATTTGTTTGCTGAATTCTCGCATAGAAACAAATAAATTTTTACAATAGACCTGATATTCATAATAAACACTCGTGGTTCCTACATCTCCCAGCACCTCAGTTAAAATACCGTGGGGGTGCTTCGCACTGCTTTCCCAATCAGAGTATTTAAACAACACAAACCTATTTTGGATTGATTTGGAAAACCCGTGCTTTACTTCATACGGAACTAAAAACACAGGATACTCATTATTATCGGGGATACATTTGTACAACAATCTCTTCTGATTTTTTGTGCGACCATATGTCCGTCCATCCGCGATGACTAATACACCAGCAATATATTTAGCCGTCCTTACAGGAGACTCCAATATGCGCATCTCTCCCTTGGAATCCACAAGAAACACATCTTGAGAAAACAGCTTCTTCTCAGTGGGGTCTATGTCTATATCTGCGCGACTTAACACACAATTCGTATTCACACCCCTATATTCATATGTTTGATATTTTTTATCAAAAACAGAAATTCTATACTGTTGGTTGGTTTCCATCGTGTTTGTTATATTGTATTTATAGAGAGATATTTTTGTTTCAATTTTTCGAGAAACATAATAAACACAATTCGATATAGAATATAACGACCTTCATTCATATGTCCAAATTCGATAAATTAAACAAGTACAAACAAAAATTTCAAGTCAAAGAACTCCGAATTCCAGCATCGGCAAAGTATTTGGTAATAGTTGAATCTCCATCCAAATGTAAAAAAATCGAGTCCTATTTAGGCGTTGAATATGCGTGTATTGCAAGTATCGGACATCTCAGAAAAATCGACGGACTGAAATCTATCGATACTAAAAATAATCACTCCATCACATTTTCTTTGATGAACGATAAAAAAGCCCACATCAAAGAAATGGAAAAAGCCTTGAAACTATTTCCAAAAGACAACGTGTTCTTAGCAACAGACGATGACCGCGAAGGGGAAGCCATCGCGTGGCACATCTGTGAAATCTTTCACTTGGATATAAAAACCACAAAAAGAATAATTTTCCACGAAATCACACAATCCGCCGTCCTGTACGCCGTTCAAAATCCCACCACGATAAATATGGATTTAGTCACAAGCCAACAAGCCAGACAAGTAGTGGACCTTTATGTGGGATTTAAGATTTCACCAGTTCTATGGAAATACCTCTTTCATAACAAAGAACAATCACTCTCCGCGGGAAGATGTCAAACACCAGCATTAAGACTCGTATATGATAATCATAAAACTTATCAAAACGCACCCATAGAATTTGTCTACAAAACACGCGCATCCTTTTCCCCCAAAAATATTGTGTTTCAATTATCCAAAGATTTTGCAAAAGAGGAAGAAATGGAACTATTTTTAGAATCATCGGGAGATTTCGATTATACACTATCCGTTTGTCCATCGAAAGAAAGTGTCAACGCGCGTCCAAAACCTTTCAATACATCCCGGTTATTACAGACCGCATCTTCTACACTGAATATGTCGCCAAAAGAGACGATGTCATTATGTCAGACCCTCTATCAAGAAGGTTTGATAACATATATGCGAACCGACAGTATGAAATACGCGCGCCCCTTCATAGACAAGGCGACAAAATTCATACAAAATAAATTCGGGAAAAAATATTTAGGACCGGTCGAATCGATTGAATTGAAGGACAGCAAAGACCCACACGAGGCCATACGAATCATTAACCTGGATCAAAACGAAATTAAAAGTGATAACCGTCGAATGTGTAGTTTGTACGGGTTGATTTGGAAAAACACTATTCAAAGTATTATGTGTGACTATATCAGCATTAATACCGAGGTGAGAATAACTGCCCCGCAAGAATTACATTATAGTCATATCGTAGAAGTTCCCAAAGTTTTAGGATGGAAAAAAATATCGGAAAAAGAGGACCTCACACAAGACCAAAATAGCGGAAATGGTTTGCTGCTGTATTTAAACTCATTGGCTTCCAAATGTTTGGAGATGCAAAAAATAGAGTCTAATGTGAGTCTCAAACAGAAACATTTACACTATTGTGAAGCAGGGCTAATAAAACAATTGGAAAAAATGGGGATCGGTCGCCCATCAACATTTGCCAACTTAGTGGAAACAATAAAAGACCGAAATTACATTGTCAAACGGGATGTGGAAGGAGTTCCATGTAACGTCAAAGAGTATGTATTAAACAGTGATAATGAACTGGAAATTTCCGAGACAGAAAAGGTATTCTGCGGTGAAAAAAACAAATTAGTTATCGAACCTTTAGGAATATTATGTGTGGAATTTTTGATGAAATATTTCAATAGCTTATTTTCATATGACTATACTCAACAAATGGAAATTGAACTGGACACCATTTGCGAAAATAACAACAAATATGTAGAGGTATGTGATGGATGTAATACCACCATAATGAGACATATGGACCCCATCAAAAAATTAAACAAAGAATCATTCAAAATCGACGATGATTATGAATTGGTGTATGAAAAATATGGACCCGTATTAAGAAAGAAGGGAGACGACGGAAACTATTCATACCTATCGGTGAAACGGGAAATGCGATTGGATATAGATAAATTAAAATCAGGAGACTACACTTTAGAAGATTTGGTGGAAACACAAGAACGCCATATGGGGCAGTACGAGGACAAAGATTGTGTGCTGAAAATGGGGAAATTTGGAATGTATTTACTGTGGGGGGACACAAGTATAAACCTAAGCAATGAAACAATTACAATTGATAAAATGACGTTGGAAGATGTTCACGAAAAAATAAGAGAAAAAGAAGAAAAGAACCAATCCGCAAATATACTACGAGAAATAAATGATGATATATCTATTCGACGGGGTAAATACGGCGCATATATATTTTATAAGCCGGCGCGGAATAATAAACCCCAATTTTTCAATTTGAAAAAATTCTCGAAACACTACGCAACGTGTGAAAAACAGGACTTGATAGATTGGATTGAAAAAACATATTTGAAGAAGAAATGATGAAAACGCTCAAAAATGAATTCCCTACATATAAATCCCCACAAATAAATATGTTATATTTTATATAATCACATAAAATATAATGAGCGACCTAGAGACTTCAATGGATTTTTCAGACATTGGATACACCGGAATAGTAAAATACAGTGTTTTAATCGTGTTATACTTCTTCTCATTTATTCACATTTATAAAACGAGTTCTCAGTTTTTATTCTACATTTGTTTATTTATTTTGAATTTCTTCTTGGTAGCTTTCATTTTAAATGACATGTACTCAAACAAAGAAATTATGAATAGTCTTCTGCAGAGAAGTAATTCGTCGATATATCGTTTGGCCTTTTACATAATGTTATTAGGGGGGATCGGACAATTTATCGCGCTTTTGATTTCGCTTATTGTATTCAGTTATGCAACACACCAAGTAAAAGACGCAAAGAAATACAACGTAATATCCGATTTTAAAGACATATTATTTAATTTCAAAACGGCCATTGCGTGCTCCACATTTTTCATTGGTCTATCCGCATTTTTAACGGTTTTCATCAACTCCCCCGACAACTATAAAGAATTCTTAAAGAAAGTAGTATTTGTAGGATTATCCGCCTGTATTGTCGGCTTAGTCGGTTACGAAATAGCCCTGGTCATCCAATTTTTCAAGGTAAAAAGGAGAAAACTCAAGTTATATAATATTATTGAATGAAAAATGTATAAATAAATTTCGTGTGAAAATAGTATTGTAGTATGAAATATTATGAAACTAATTTTGAAGAATATATATATTCCGTGGAAAAACAGAATATACATAAAGAATTGGTTCCCATCATAGAGCAGTTTCCTAACGAAATAGAACAATTCGACAATATGATTGTATATGGCCCTTCAGGAGTGGGGAAATATTCACAAGTTCTCCATCTTCTAAAAAAATATAGTCCTACAAAAATGAAATATCAGAATTCTATCATCATTGAAAATGACAAGAAAAGATACAGCTACAATATCAGCGACATACACTATGAAATCGATATGGCATTATTGGGCTGTAACTCGAAAGTTTTGTGGCACAGTATTTATCAGAATATCATCGATGTCGTCTCTTTAAAACCACGGAAAGTGGGAATCATCGTATGCAAAAATTTCCATTTAGTTCACGGAGAACTTCTCGAAATATTTTACAGCTACATCCAACAATATAACAATCCATACCTCTCTATTAAAATCAAATTTATTCTAATCACAGAAAATATTGGATTCTTACCAGAAAATATTTTGAATATTTGCTACACACTTCCTGTAAGAAGACCATCGCGTGATGACTTGAAAGAAATTTACAAACACACGGATACTCCGAAAAAGGATATCGAATTTTTAGAGAAAGTAAGCGATTACAAAACGGTTCTAACAGATAATACCGTCTTGGACAAGTTGGAACCAGATTCCATAATAAATCTTAAAGAATTGAGATATTTCCCGTTGGTTAATGGTGCCGACACTATTCCAGAAGACATTTTCAATATTATATGCAACAATATAATTTCGGAAATGGACCAACACGAGAACTTGGATTTCACCAAATTCAGGGACACCATATACGATATTCTGGTGTATAATTTGGACGCGGCGGAATGTATCTTCTACATTCTATCGTTCTTCGTTGGAAATGGGAAGCTTTCCAAAACTGATTCGAGTCAAATCCTAAACAAAATCCACCCATTTTTGAAATACTACAATAATAATTATCGACCCATATACCATTTAGAAACTATTTTAATTTATATTATAATCAAACTTGGTGTGTATGACGAGCACGAACAATCATATATCGATGACAAAAGAAGAAGCACTGAAAATACTCGAAATAACAGAAAGAAGGGTAACCAACGAAGTAATAAAAAAGAGATACAGGCAAATGGCTCTAAAATATCACCCGGATAAAAACAAACAAGACGATGCCGCAGAAAAATTCCATCAGATACACGAGGCCTACACATTTTTGCTGAATGAAAAACCCGACTTTAATTATACGACGATCTTATCATCATTCTTGAGCAATATCTTCACAGAAGAAGTCCAAGAAAAATTACTGACGGCAATCATTCATAAGATATTGAAACTGTGCACGAAAAGCGCGCTGTTTTTTGTCAGGAAAATAGACAAAGACGTTTTAGAAAAGATTTTGGTCATTATGGATAATTATAAAGATGTTTTGAATATTTCTGATACACTTCTGGAAAATGTTCGGAATATTTTAGAAGAGAAACGCAAAAACGACAAACAAATCACATTACATCCGTTTATCGACGACTTATTTGAATGTAATTTATATAAATTGTCATTTAATGAAGAAAATTATATTGTTCCTCTTTGGCACCATCATCTTATGTTTGACATTGACGATGGGAATCTATACGTTGATTGCATTCCTATTTTGCCGGACAATCTTAGTATAGACCAAAACAATAATATTTTAGTAGGATTTTCAATGCCTTTACAAGAAATATGGAAAGTGGATTCAATCATCATTCCGATCGGAAAACAAAGTATCACGATTTCTCGAAAAGACCTGAAAATGGTTCATAAACAAACCTTTTCATTGGATAAACAGGGAATACCGCGGATTAATTTTGATAACTTGTTTGATATCTCGAAAAAAGGGAGCATTTTGATTGAAATAGAAATCACAGACTTGACCTAACTACAAACAAATTTGTTCAAAAATGAACTGATTGAACCCAATAATATGTATCTATATATAAAGTCCATATGACGCAGAAGAAGAGACCAATGAATGGCGGAGGAGGAATGTTTTCAATGTTTTCATCAGCTGCGCCTGAACCGAAACCGGAACCGGTCGATATATTATTTATTACAACCCACGGGGAATATGCTGAATCAGAAATTGTAGAGTTTCCATCTCCTATAAATAAAATTCATAAAATTAATGTCGCACCTATTGGAGAGTGTTGTAAGTTATCTGAAACAACGGCAAAAGCAATAAAAAGTGGGCTCGAACAAATACTAACGCTAACCCGAACAGATATGGACATGAAAAGTAAAATTGTAATAGATTTGTTGAAAACAATTGAAGAAACGTTAAAGCCACACGGAAGTGCTATGAACTTAAATCCGAATATTGACAACATACCAACTGTTAAAGTCGGTGATAATATTACAGATAAAAACTATTTTGTACGTGTAAAAGAAATCATTACTACTGAATCACCATATTATGATACTATTACATTATTATCACAACAAGCAAATCCCAACTTACTTAAAGATATTAGAGGAATGCCTACTCGCAACACAAAAGAGATTTCTATTAAATTATCCGAAATTTTGCAACATATAACAGATTATTATTCAAGTATTACTAACCTAATAATTGTTGATGTTACCTGCTCAGAAGTGTGCTCTTCCATACATAATAGAAACTTAAAAAGAAACATCAATAAAGGAGATGTCATTTTCGGTGGAAATTACAAGAATAAATCAATAGGAAAATTAAAGAAGCTCAAACAGACAAATAATAAGAAACTCAGAAACACAAAAACGAAAAGGAAAAAAACAAGGAAAATGCGACGGCGACTCAACAAATAAGATTGTATTATGAATTCTCAAAAAAAATATTAATTTACTCAATTGATATTTTTTACTTTATGTATTGTTTACTTTATAATCTATCTACAACTAATACTAACTACGCACTAACTACTTACTCCGGTGTCTTCTTGACTACCTTCTTAACTACCTTCTTGACCACCTTCTTCTTGGGCTCTGGTTCCTTTACTGGTTCTGGCTCCTTTACTGGCTCTGGCTCTGGCTCCTTTACTGGCTCTGGTTCTGGTTCCTTTACTGGCTCCACTTCTTCATCGCTATCTTCAACAGCTGGGTCTATAGTTTCGGGTTGTTCTTGTGTGTCCTCCTCCTCTGGTAACTCTTGACTCTCAATCGCCTCACAGTCTTCATCCGACAACTGAATATGACACTTTCCTGTAATAGAAACATTGGCTCTTGGCTTAACAACACATTGGACCAGCTTCCACGTTAGCCCCCATCCCTTGCCACCAATCCAAATTCCACCACATTGTAATACACAAGCAATATTACTTCCACTCGAAATCAAATCAATGGGTGTATCCATACTATCCTCCGACGGAAAGAGTCTATTGTTCTTTGTATCGAAAATCTCCACCGACCATTCGTTGTTGTAATTCGGAACCTTGGCCTTAATTGACGGTGCCTTCGATTGGTCAACCTTCTTTGTAACCTTGTCCTTCTGATACTTCACAAAAGGGAAGAATGTATGCTTCAAAATTCCTCGGTCCATTTCCTCGCCCCACCACAACTCACTATTCTTGACAGCATCATCTATTACGCGCTCTTCAAATGCCTTCATCTTTTCCAAAAACATCTTTGTATCTTTTGTTTCATAATCCTTGTTTGGTAAATTTAGAGTAACACTAAACTTGCCATCTCCCACACCCGTCTCTCCTACAAAGTCTTGACACCCCCAAGTGTGCAACAACGGAGTCGTAATATGAATCGAACGATTGGTCTTGGTATTGATCATATTTATCGCCTTTCCTTGTTGCTTATTAATCTTGGGAGGCATATACTTGTTAGAAGTAACATCCCATTCCTTGTAATCAATAATTGGCTTTGACATAGTAGTAATAGTATAGTAATATATATATATTATGCTCTTATCTTCATATCATTTTTTAGAATCAATTTTTTACAAAACTCACGGACAGAGTTGTTGGATTTCACCACTTTTCACACATATTTGTCTCTAATGTATCGCCTTATAAAACCTTCGCAAACAAATACTTCTTTGGGAAATTTCGTTGAATCTTCTTTGTCTCAATATATCTCACATCATATTCGTGCACGTAATCACACACGAATATCGACAGGTAAGTTATGTAGATAGGTTTTGTAGATAGGCTTTGTAGATTTCAATCATTTTCTTCTTATCGCTGTCTTTCGACCCTTTTTTGTTTGTATTTTCTTTGTTTTTCTTTTACCACCTTTGTCTGGTTGTACTAGGGGTGGTTGTACTGGGGGTGGTTTTACTAACCCAGAATATACATTGTATATTATGTCTGGTTCGACACTCGCATTACAATGTAAATTTCCTAAACCTCCATAAAATGGTAGCTGGGCTACTGCTATCACTGAGTGTTTGTCAATGGGTCTATCATCGATTATACTCAACATTATAGGTTCCTCTTTCTGTTCCATTTTCCGACGCCTTTCATTTTCTGTTTCTGCATTTTCCAATATCTTCTTCATCGATATAAACGGTACATAATATCTCTGATTAATTAATTTATTCATATCGAAAAAGATTTCATCTAAATTTATATTTGATTCAAGTACCTTAGAACCTGGTGGTCTGGTCTTATTCACTCCATTATTACTCTCATAACAACCGTATACTATCTGCCCTTCTGGAAAGTTCATATTTCGTTTTATTACGTTATAATCAAACATATACACATTTCCGTGAAGTTGAATAATTATAGGTTTCCCGGGACATTCTTTTATAAACTCAGATATTTTCTCATCACCAAGATTTAATACATCTTGACCTCTCCCTTCCTCTAAATCGATCATTCTCGCCTGTTTCAATTCTTCCTCAGTCTTTGTAGTTGGCTCATCTATATTCATTTTCATATCATATACTTTTTGAATATTACGTTCACTCTCCAATTTTTGTTCTGGTGTTCCTTGAATCGGACGGACAGAACTGACATACTGATTCAATACTCTAATCAATATTGGATAGTAACGTCTGGACATTTGATCTCCAAAACCCATATAATTTTGTAAGTGTGTTGTTGTCTCTCTTATGTCCAGAGGAATACTTTTAATATTCCATTTTCTTAAATCTTGGTTGAAATTAAATGCTTCAAAGAACATATCACTCATATCAGTTACTTTAGATACGTTCCACTCACCAATAGGTTGGTTGAAAGAAGCGGCACTTTCGAACATATCACTCATATCAGTTACTTTAGATACGTTCCACTCACCAATAGGTTGGTTGAAAGAAGCGGCACTTTGGAACATACCGGTCATATCAACTACTTTAGATACGTTCCACGCACCAATAGGTTGGTTGAAATCTTCACAAAGAAAAAACATACCGTTCATATCAACTACTTTAGATACATCCCACTCACCGATAGGTTGGTTGAAAGAAGCGGCACTTTCGAACATACACTTCATATTAATAACATTAGATACGTTCCACTCACCAATAGGTTGGTTGAATTCAACTGCTTGTCTAAACATATTACTCATATCATGCACTTTAGATACGTTCCACGCACCGATAGGTTGGTTGAAAGCAGCGGTACTTTGGAACATAAAGTCCATATTAGTTACTTTAGATACATTCCACGCATCGATAGGTTGGTTGAAAGAAGCGGTACCAGAGAACATAGACACCATACTTTCAACATTAGATACGTTCCACGCATCGATAGGTTGGTTGAAAGAAGCGGCACTTTCGAACATCTCCTCCATATCATATACTTTAGATACGTTCCACGCACCGATAGGTTGGTTGAAAGAAGCGGCACTTTGGAACATACCGTTCATATCAACTACTTTAGATACGTTCCACGCACCAATAGGTTGGTTGAAATCTTCACAAATAAAAAACATAGACCTCATATCTATCACATTAGATACATTCCACTCACCGATAGGTTGGTTGAATTTAACTACTTGTCTAAACATATTACTCATATCATGCACGTTAGATACGTTCCACGCACCGATAGGTTGGTTGAAAGCAGCGGCACCTTCGAACATACTCCCCATACTAGTTACTTTAGATACGTTCCACTTACCGATAGGTTGGTTAAAAGAAGCGGCTTGAGAGAACATACTCTCCATATTAGTTACTTTAGATACGTTCCACGCACCGATAGGTTGGTTGAATTCAGCTGCTTCATAGAACATATAACTCATATTAGTTACTTTAGATACATCCCACTCACCGATAGGTTGGTTGAATGTAATTGCTTCAGAGAACATACTCTCCATATTAGTTACTTTAGATACGTCCCACGCACCGATAGGTTGGTTGAAAGATTCGATACCTTCGAACATAGCATTCATATTTGTAACATTAGATACGTCCCACTTACTGATATCTTCATTGAATTTATCAGAATTATTCCCATAGAACAATTGTTTCATATTAGTCACTGAGCTTGTGTCCCACTCACTGATGTGTCCGTACTTCGTAATTGCCGCCGTTGGATCCGAGAGCCACTCTTTGATCGCCTTTCTAAGTGTTTCATTGTTAAATATAATTTTCTCTCCTCCTTTTTTTATTTTTCGGTTCTTAAATGTATTTCTAGTATTATTGCGTTCACTTCTACGATGTGAATAATTACGTTTATTCATTTATATATAATATTCCACGAGATAATAAAATGATTTACACAATATTTCTTAATTATGATTATGTGTTTTACTGCTTCCCAAATGTATTTTCACCAGAGTATCCAATATACAGAAACCCGTCTACATCTTTGTGTTCATCATACAGTTCGTGTATTAATGAATTAGAACTTGGAATAGTACCACTCACAAACAAGAATATAGCCTGTTCTGATGGCAGTTTCATACGTTTCCTCAATACAAACATAAATTGGTCTTTCGATATTTGTAGAGAATATGATATGTAGATGTAGAATATATTCTAATATCATGTAAACATATAACATATAAACATACCCGTATGACCTCCGTATCTGACCTTCAAATCCGAAAACACGCGTTGAAATCCGACTTGGCCTCCGATAAAACAATCAGCGATAAACTCTCACAAGTCCAACACGAAATCAACGGAATTAAATGTAAAGACATCATCAAACAATGTAAATCTCGAAGGGACATCGCCAAAAAGTATAAAAAGAAATACACCGAGAAGAAACGTAGGGTCAACGCACTAATAAAAACGATTGACGCATCCATAAAAAAGAAAACAAAACGCAAGCGTTGCCCTAAAGGCTCTTTTAGAAATAAATCAACGGGTTCGTGCGATAAAAAATAATGGTAAAGATGATTTTTTTCGGTGTTTTGAGAACTACCCGTATTATGCTTTGCTCTCTTTAGCCAGTTTCTCGGCCTTCTTTCGTAAATAATACTCTTTTTTGTATTTGCTAATTCGTTCTTTATTTTTTTGATAATATATAACTTGAGCTTTATTACAGATATCATTGTATCTTTCTTTGTTAAGCTGACGCCATTTGTAGATAGCTGGTTTATGCTTTTCGTAAGCTGATAATGTCGGTGTTTCCATTGTATTATAAACTACTGTGTTATGCATATAATAACCTTCTTAATTTATGAATCAATTTTTTATAAAAAATACCATAAACATCCTTGTGAAAATATTCCGTGAATTTCATACACGAAATATTTTTGAGCGATTCGAGAACCTGTTGAGAACCTTCCACGTGAATGTTTTATGGAAAGTTCCTTTTGGATATGAAAATCGGTCTCGATATTATAGGGAAACAACGAAATAATTTGACAACCAATTGGGAACCCAACAAATATACGCATTTTCATATTCTTCAGCTTGTTTCTTCTTCTTTTTTGCGTCTTTCTCCTCCTGGCTATAAAAAATGTTTTCAGCCTTTATCTCGTTAAATGTAACATTAAAAGACTTCATAACATCCACACATTCTTCATAATTATAGCATACAGAAATGTTCAAACATTTAAGTTTTTCGACAAGCTTTCTTCTCAATTTCTTGTTTTCCTTATTGGTAAACATATAGTTTATTGTTTGATTTTCACCATCAACGCGCCGGGTAATGATATTCTGCCATTCGTTCATCTTCGGTAAATAGTAATTTTTATACAGCTTAAACACATCCAGTTCGAAATTATCTCTCACAGGAAATTCTATCATTTCTTTTGTGTAATTGACCGCAGTATTGTTATTTATATATGAGTTATCTGTTCCTACATCAATATGATTTATATTCACATTTACTCCACCAGATATTTCTATATTTTCGGTATTTTCTCGAAAGTATGCGGTTTCAATTTTTATTGCACCTAAATCCATAAAAATATTTATGATTTCATTCATTTTGGATGTGAGTAATCGATATTCGTAGTTTTTGATATCTATGAATAGTTTTTCTTTAGGTAGCTTAATGTACAACTGTTTTGGCTGTGGACTGTCTTCGATTTTATATTCAAGGGATTCTACATCTGAAAATCTCTTGACCTCGAGTTTACCCGGAAAATCATTAAAATGAAGGATCCTATACCTTAATGATGGGAACAATGGACAAGCTTTCTCGAAATCCTGGTCATTTAATAAAATTAAAAAGTGGCTAATCTCGTTTCTATGCGGTAAGTCTTTCAAAAATTTACTAATCTTGGTAGTGTAAACCGAATTTTCAACGGAAGCCCGACCACCACACAAGTTCATTATATATACTTCTTATTATAAAAATAACTAAACTTCTTCTTAGACACAAATCACGCTGTAAAATTCTAAAAGGATACAACGTTTACAAAACGAAGTTCAACCGTATAAAAATATTGGCAACGATTATCCAAAAGAAACCAAACTACTGAGACAACTCATGGATATATTTGATATAAATAGAATTCCGTTTTTGATTTTTCCTAAAACAAATTATATTCCATGGATTTTGATTTTTAAAAAATATGATTCTCATTCTATTTTTTATACAACAAATTTTAAAAATAGTCGGCTCTCTCTCTCTGGGAAATTAAAATATTTTGCGACGCCGAAAATAGGGATTGAGACCGTATTTTGCGATTTTTCGTTGATTATTTAGGGATTTTACTACCTTTTATTAAAGAATAATATAAAAATAAAATATATATGTATATATAATGCCACCTACAGACTATTCTAAGACTGTGGTGTATGAAATCAAATGTAAAAATCCACAGGTAAAGTATTCGGAAATCGGCGCTACAACAAATTTAAAATGTGTTCGATATAGATTTCGCAAGTTAAATATGGACACAAATAATTTGAAATTGCGTCAAGAAATTACTGCAAACGGAGGGGTCGCCAACTGGGAAATCGTCGTTTTGGAGTCATATACTGAGTGTTCATCAAAGGCTGAGTCCAATTCACGAGTAGAGTATTGGAAAAATCGTAAAACCAACTTATCCATTTCTTCTCCAAAACCCTCCAAAATTCTCCAAAATTCTCCAAAAAACACCGAAAACCAAGAAAATACATATCATTGTAAACTTTGTAATTGTAACTACATCAGTAAATATAATTACAATAAACATTTGTTCACTGCAAAACATAAGAAATCTAAAAAACAACATACAAAATCTGTTGAAATGGATAAAGAACGAACTTGCAAGCACTGTTCACGGACATTCGCCACGCGTAGCTCACTAACACGACATGATAGTAGATGTAAAATATTGAAAAATTGGAATCAATCTTTAGAGAAGAAGATCGAAATGCTACAGAATGAAATAAATAAAATGAAAAACACCAGAGTTGGTTGAAGACAATTATCATTTTGTGTTTCTAAATGTGTGTGAAAATTACTTTGGATGACCACTTCTGACAAATTTTAGAAGGATGTTCTAAAGTAAAAATAATCCTAAATCGTATATCATGGATTTGAATTCTGAGAATTTAGTGGATTCTTATGTATAAATCTGAAACTCCCAAACTATCATATTATTCCTAAATAAAAGTTATGGATTCCGTTTTTGATTTTTCCTAAAACAGATTACATTCCATGGATTTCGATTTTTTGAAAATATGATTCTCATTCTATTTTTTATACAACAAATTTTTAAAATAGTCGGCTCTCTCTCTCTGGGAAATTTATAAAAAATGCTACAACAATCGCGACTATTTTACTACTTTGCGACCATTTCAATATCGCCCAGTTGATATTTTTTATATAAACAATTTAAAATTAATATGTCCAACTATATTAAATGCCAGACACAGACTATTCGAAGACTCTGATTTATAAAATTAAGTGTAAAGATCCACAGGTAAAATATTCGGAAATCGGTGCTACAACAAATCTAAAATGTGTTCGATATAGATTTCGCAAAGCAAATATCGAGGCAAATGACACCAGAATGAAACAAGAAATTACTGCAAATGGAGGGATTGCAAACTGGGAAATTGTTGTTTTGGAGTCATATAACGATTGTAGAAGTAAGGTCGACTCCAATTTACGAGTAGAAGCTTGGAAAAGTGGGCGATATGATTTATCCATTCCTTCTCCAAAACCCTCCGAATTTCTCCAAATTTCTCCAAAAAACTCCAATTCACAGCATAATGATGATACTGAATATTATTGTAGATATTGTGATGGTAATTACAGCACAAAGGGTAATTATGAAAAACATATACTGACACCTAAACATAAAAACAATATGAAAAAGCATAAGAGAATGTTACAGAATAAACAAATTAAGAAATGTGAACATTGTTCACAAGAGTTTTGTTCGGTATTTTCTTTACAACGACATAAAACACGCTGTAAGATTTTAAAAGAACACAACACAAGCCTTGAATTAAGAATCGAGGCACTACAACGTGATTTGGAACAGAAGGACAAAGAGCTACAAAACCAACAGGTTCGCCGGTATACAAAGAAGGACAAAAGTAATCAAGAGATTCAAGCTGTAACAAACAACACGATAAATGTGAACAATACGATAATTAATAATGTGAATGTGTCGTATCGGGTTCAGTTGGGGAGTGAGACAATTGCGGATGCGTTAACGGATTCAGATAAGCAGCAAGTATTGAGTAAAATCCACGGGAGTTTGAAGTATTATATTCACAAGGTGCATTTCTCTGGGCAATATCCGGAGTATTTGAATGTGGCTTTGACGAACTTGCGTAGTAAGTATGCCCATAAGTATAGTGAAATCGAGCAGAAGTTTATAACGGAGTTGGCCGAAAACGTATTTACAGAGATGGTTGATACACGATTCAGTGAAATTTGTGATTTTTATGATGAACGCAAGGCGTTGTTGAATACGAAGATGGATAGTCGACTGAATAATTTCATAGACGGGATGAAGAATAATCCCGAGAAATATAAGAAGGCGATGGACGATGTGATGTTGATGGCGTATAATCATAGGGATAAGGTCACGATGGATAACTGTGTAAATATGCCGGAGTCACTTCAACTCCAAAATGGCGAAGAAGATGAGTAATATTATTATTTTTATTCAATCGAAAAATAATAATAAGACAAAAAAATATTATTTATGAAATAATCCTAGCTAAATTCCTACAACTAAATTCAACCACTTAATTTCCTATGGCTTGGTCTTCTTTACAATCTTCTTTACAATCTTCTTTTTTACTGGCTCTACTACTGGCTCCTCTTCTTCTTCTTGTGGTTCAGCTTCATTATCACTGTCTTCAACGTCGACATCGTCATTTGTTTGAGGTTCTTCCGCGGGGGTGTCATCGGGCAATTCTTGGTTGTCAATGGCTTCTGAATCTTCATCAGACAATTGGATGTGGCAACTTCCGGAGATGGTTACATTGTCGCGAGGCTTGACAATACACTGGCTCATCTTCCAAGTGAGTCCCCAACCCTTACCGCCGATCCAGATACCACCACATTGTAATACACAAGCAATACGACTTTGCTTAGGAATAAGGTCGATAGGAGTGAACATCGAGTTTTCGTCGGGGAAGAGTCGTGTTTGCTTTGTATCGTATATTTCGACATTCCACACATCGTCATACACAGGCACCTTGGCCTTGATGGAAGGTGGCTTGGAAGTATCGATTTTTTTAGTAGTTTTGTCCTTTTGGTATTTGACAAATGGGAAGAATGTGTGTTTCAGGATTCCGCGGTCCATTTCTTCTCCCCACCACTCTTCGCTGTTCTTGACCGCATCGTCGATAATCTTTTCTTCGAATGCCTTCATCTTTTCCAAGAATATTTTTGTGTTTTTTGTTTCGTAGTCCTTGTTGGGTAGGTTCAGTTGTACGCTGAACTTACCGTCATTTGTTCCATCTTCGTTCATAAAGTCGGAACATCCCCAAGTATGCAACAAAGGAGTAGTCACATAAAGTGATCTATTCGCTGTCGAATTCAATATAGAGATACTTTTTCCTTGTTGCTTGTTGACCTTGGGTACCATATACTTGACAGCATCGACATTCCAGTCATTGTATTGAACGACAATAGTAGATTGAGACATAATACTAATAATATAACTGATTATAATGCGTATTTCTCATTGTCATTTTTTTGAATCAATTTTATGAAAAAATAATTTTATAAAATCGATTTTTTTACGTGTATATCGTGTATTTTTGCGTATTATTATAATGTTTGTCGATGTCCTTTTTTAGTTGATATAGTTAACTAATAACAAAGCCAATGAACAAGTTGCTGTCATACCGTTGAATATTGTCATTAGCCCGAATGCTAGCAATATGAGTAATGGAATATGATTAATGTTTTTGATGTTTCGTGTTGTATAGTATGTATATCCACCCAGTATCAATATTAAGATACCTGACAGTATTTGTGTGATACGCATAATGTTGTATAGATTGAAACGATTGGCTCCTACAATATTGATATTGAGTGTATCCTCATTAAGTTTCACCATATTTTGTCCGTGTTTGAGTTTGACGAATTGAAAATTGGGGTCGGCTTTGATGCGAGGTTCATCTGCGAAATATTTATCTTTGATGAATTGCGATCTGCTTGATGAACGGCATACAATATAAATATTATCGACAAGATTGAGGTGTTGTTTGATAATGTCGGTATTGAATCGAATCATATTCATAGGAATGGTGTAATGATTGTACAGGTCGGATGAGTCAAACCTTTTATTGTAAACTTCGTCACTTTGTCTGATATCGATAAACAAATATTTCATGGTATATATAAATCGTATATATAAATCGTATATATAAAATATTCGTAGTGGTGGATGTATACTGAAAAGTGTGTGTGTGAGAGAGAAAAAGGAATGACAATGTGTCAGCCCTATAATAAATATACAAACCAATAAAAAATATAGAATTATATTAAATACAATATATAATCTTTCGATGTTATCTAAACCTCTATTAAATAATACGGTCATACGTGACGACACGGAGAATGTAATAAAAACTCTTGATTACACCGAATATTTTGCGAATGGAATAAACTTGAACAAGATGAAATTGCCGGAATTAAAGAAGATAGCCAAATCGCACAGGTTATTGGTGTCCGGAAAGAAGGCTATTGTAATAGACCGCATTGTAGAGAGATTCACACAGGATAAGAATGCCACACTTATACAGGGTGTGTGTAAGAAATATATAGTGGGACTTTTTCTTCGTAGTATAGATAATATAGAATCCCAAAAGCTTTGTATAAATGATACAGATTTTTATACTTTAGAACCTTTAAATGAGATAGATGAAGAGGTGTTCTTAATGTATAAAGACGAAGACGGTTTTGAATACGGGTTCAATGTGGTTTCATTGTTGCTTTTAATAAAGAACTCCAAGAAGATTGCTCGATATGTACTAGATTTAAAGTTATTGAATGTATTACTAAAAAACATCGATATTGTGGATATACATAATCCGTATAATCGTAGAAAGTTTTCTAGTTCAGTGGTAGAAAGAATAATTAGGAAGGCGCTGTTGATAAACATATTCTTTCCTCATCATTTTAAGGATATACTGGTTTATGGTGGTTCAGCGAATGAGAACTCGGGGAATGTGTTGAGAGATTACAATTATATGTCCAATGCAGATGCCCGTCTTAACATCCTTCGCAATAATTACAGAATGGCGATGACTCTCTTACACGAGAGGCCTTTGGAAGAGCGTATAGAGAGTATTTTTATGGAGATAGACCAGTTGGGAAATTACACTCAATCATCTTGGTTCTCCAATTTAAATCGCGAAGAGTATATTCGATTATATAGAAATCTGTATGAGATTTGGTTTTATAGAGGGCAAATATCACAAGAATTGAGACGTCAAATCTGTGTACTGACTGATCCATTTAGGGAAATTCAACAAAGACGTCTGAATCTGAGAGAGATTAGTGGCGAGTTTATCAAAGATGCTTGTTTGAGAGCGATTGAATATATGGTTCTGACCGGTATTGACGTTGAACATAGAAAATTAGGTGCATTACACGCACTAACCGCATTAACCGTAGTCAGTCGCGAGGCAAGAGTAGCGATGCCATATTTGTATGAATCTTTATGATTTTAGACATAATCCTCAAAAAGATTATTTAGGCATATTTTATTAGATGTATGACCGAGTAATAAATATATATATGCGTTAAAATACTTAAAAAAATAGGTATATATATATTATAATCTGCGAGATGGTTAGAACTGCTACTACTAAGACAACTGCTCCTGTTACCGAGAAGGCAACAAAGAAGACTACCGAGAAGAAGGTTTCTGAGAAGAAGGAGGCCCCAGCTCCAGTCCCAGTGATTGAGAATACGGTTGTTGATGCCGCAGAGGTTTCGCCTTTGGCTATCAAGTTCGCCGAGGTGGGTGCCAAGCTTCAATCCGCATTTAGTGTTCTACAGACCCTAAAGACTGAGTATAAGACTCTTGAGAAGAGTGTTACCAAGGAGCTCAAGGTCTTACAGAAGGCTGCCGCAAAGAAGAAGCGTTCTTCTGGAAACAGAGCTCCTTCTGGATTTGTGAAGCCAACTCTTATTAGCGACGAGCTTGCCACCTTTCTTGGTAAGGCCAAGGGTTCTGAGCTTGCCAGAACTGAGGTGAGCAAGGAGATCAATGGATACATCAGAGAGCACAAGCTCCAAGACCCAAAGAATGGTAGAAACATTAATGCTGATGCCAAGTTGGCCAAGCTTTTGAAGCTTACCAAGGACGACGCTCTTACCTACTTCAATCTTCAGAGATTCATGAAGCATCACTTCCCAAAGACTGAGAAGAAGTAAATGGTGTTTCAGTCGCACATTTATAAAAAATCAAAAATCAAAAAAATCATAAAACGGACAAAATCATAAAACGGACAAAATCATAAAACGGACAAAATCATAAAACGGACAAAATCATAAAACGGACAAAATCATAAAACGGACAAAATCATAAAAAAAGTAACA